AGTAACATCTATGCACACCACAAGGAATCTCTGAAAATAGCCGATATCGATGGAACATATGTTCAAAAAATAACAGAAAATTATAATAAAATAATAACATTAGGTGGTTTTGTGTCACATTATTTCACTAAAAGAGGTATAAAACACTTTGCTGCACCACACCCCTCGCCACGTAATAGAAAGTTTAATAATAAATCGTATGAACCCATGGTTGTAAACCAATTGAAGGAGTATTTAAAATGAAAATAGGAGTCTTACTAGGTAGAGGTGTTGAAGGAGTTGGCTTAACTAAAAATGTAGTTGAGTTTCAAAAGCTTTTTCCCGGCGTAGAAGTATTTGCTACAATTGATAAATTATGGCAAAGAATGAACTCTATGGATTTTAAAGTTAATTACTTTAGAGGTACTGATTGGAATGAAGTAAGTAAACCATCGAAGAAATTTCCAGACTTATTAACATGTTCACAAGTTATTGATAGAATAAATCAACTTGACATGTGTATTGTTTGGAGTGTACCATCTAAATCTCATCCAGAAGATTGCATAAGTAATTTTATAAAGATGATGGACGAAATTAAAGTACGTAAGTCTTTAGTTCAAGTAGATCATAAAATACATTCAATAAATAGAAATGCAGGCTTAGCTGAAATATGTTCTAAGATGAATGTGTTAATGTGTCATTATACTGAAAATCCTTTTGGCCAATGGGTCAAGAAAAATAATATTAAAACACCATTGACTAATATGGGTGTAGGATTTAATTTTAATAAAGATTACTGGAAACCTATTGAACAACAAAATCCTTATTATGTAAGATGGGTTGGTCGTACTGCTATGTGGAAAGGTCCTGATGTTATGATCGATTTTCATAATGACCAACTTTGTAAAAATCATTTTATTACAATACTTGAAGGTTTAGAAGCTTCGATAAATTACCCTGCAGTTCTTTATAAGAATCCAAAAGAGATGACTGGTCGAAGACAGGTTGTGAATTACTTCAGACCTGAAAAAGGTATAGATAATACTGGTAAACATCCGGACTACGGCGCTGAAACAACAAATCAAGGTGCATATTTGTACGGCGCATATACACACAGCGAAATGATGGAAAGAATGAGTCTAGGTGGATTTGGCTCTGACCTTATGTATTTTAAAGAAGACATATATGGTGATAACGTTGAGTATTGCCACACGGATTCATTTGCAGCAGGTGTGATACCCTTATTTCATAAACACTTTTGTGATCATGTAATACATAGAAAGCAAGGTAAACCAATAAGTCAATGCAAAGATACAGGCACATTAGGTGTTGATGAAACAAATGCACAAGCAGTTTGTTCACAAATGATTGTTCTTGCAAATGATAATGTAATGAGAGATGAATGGAGAAATATGATGTTTGAATTTTGGAAAGAACATTGCGATGCTAATATAGTATATGATGATATTATTAATAAAACATTAAATTACAATGAAAAGAATGAAACTACTTTGGAGGACTTTTTTGTATGAAGATAGCACTAACTGGATCACGCGGCTTTATAGGTAGCCACTTAAAAACAAGACTTATAAATGATGGCCATGAAATTACTGAATGGGATTTAAGACAAGATCCACCAAAATGTATCAAAGACTTTGATATTAACGGTGTTGATTATGTAATACACCTTGCAGCTTATGCTGATGTAAGAGCAAGCTTAGAGGACCCACAAAAGTATTGGAGAAATAATGTAGAAAATACTACAAACATTCAAAAGATATGTGGTTACAATCATATACCATTATTATATGCATCATCATCATGTATACACAATTGGTGGCTGTCACCTTATGGTATAAGTAAAAAGGTAAATGAAGAAACCGCAATGCAGAATCAAGTAGCACTAAGATTTACTACAGTTTATGGTGAAGGTGCAAGAGATACTATGTTAATTGGTAGACTTATAAGTGGTACTGTTAAATACTTAACGAGACACATAAGAGATTTTGTACACGTTAGCGATGTAGTTGACGCAATAGTTTTACTTATGATGAGTGATATTAGATTATTAAAACCAGCATATGATATTGGAACTGGTGTCGGCAATTCAGTAGAAGAACTAGGTTATATAGCCGGTTGGGAAGGCATTGAAGTTACTGATGGAGATGCTTGTGAAGCTCAAGATAATACTGCAGACATAACTGCTATTAGTGAATTAGGTTGGGTACCTAAAGTTAAAGTAGATGAATATCTCGTAAAGCATACGGTACCTCACTAATGAATTATGCAAGTATAGTACCACTTATAGGTGGTGAAACAATTGCTATGCAAAATGTTTTTAAAAAGAAACCGGAGTACATATTAAGTTATGAAGATTTCAAAGCAAACGATACACACTTGGTGGAATACTATAAAGGTAAAGTTCCCTATTATCTTTTGGGAAATAACAGGTCATACGACTTGCCTTCTGTCGATGTTGTTAATACCGTATGTCCTTGTGCTGGCTTGTCTAGTCTCAATACTTCAGCATCTTCTGATGCTGCTGCTAACGATTGGATGTCTACCTCTGCTAATTATGTCTTGGGTACACTCAAACCTAAAGTATTCTGGGGCGAAAACGCACCAAGACTTGCTTCAAAGATGGGAGAGCCTGTTGTTGAAAGTCTCAGAGAAATTGGAAGACAGCATGGGTACACTTTCTCATTATATAAAACGAAGTCTCTCCTTCATGGACTCGGACAAGTAAGAGATAGATCTTTTTATTTCTTTTGGAAAGGTAGTAAAGTACCACAACTTAGTTATGTAAAGAGAAGTCATACTAAGATCGAAGATACTATAAGAACAACTCAAAATAATTCTGATGATCCTATGAATGTTCTTACTAACAAAGCAACACCTTCTGATGATCCGTATTACAAATATGTACTTGAAGAACTTGAAGGTGGCATAACTCATAATGAATTTCAAAACAAAATCAAAAAGAGTTATGATGTTCTTCATTACATTGAAGATAAGAAAGTACCTTATAGCGAAGTAAGTCATTGGATGTCATCTAATGGTTTTGAAAAACAAGCACAAAGATGCAAGGTTATGCATGATAAATTGATTGGTGGTGGCAACATCATGAGAAGAGGTGTATATGTACCAAAAGATTATATCGGAGCTTTTGTAGGTAGTGCACCTACTAAATTAACACATCCTGATATAGATAGACATCTCACAATAAGAGAGTGTTTAAATATAATGGGATTACCTAATGACTTTATGTTACAAGGTGGACTTAAAAATTTAAATCATATTTGTCAAAATGTACCAGTTACAACTGCAACTGACATGGCTGAAAATGTTTTAAGGTTTTGTGATGGCAGGTTAGATAACCAACTATGGGATATGGATTTTATGGTTCAAGATAATAAAAATCAATCAATAATTAGTGAAAATAAACCTTTACAATTAGACGAATTTATGGTATAATAATATTATTTGTAGGAGAAATATATGTCAATAATGGATAAACTTAAAAAGAATAGTAAAGTAGATTACACATCTGTACTTGCTGATTCTAAATTTTTTAATGATAAAGACATGGTACCAACAGATGTACCTATGATTAATGTAGCTTTGTCTGGCTCAATGGACGGTGGTATATCACCAGGCTTAACTGTTTTAGCTGGTCCATCAAAACATTTTAAAACATCATTTGCATTGATAATGGCAAGTGCATATTTAAAAAAATATAAAGATAGTGTATTACTATTTTATGATTCAGAATTTGGTTCCCCTCAATCATACTTTGAAAACTTTGGTATTGATACAACACGCGTTTTACATACACCTATTACAAATGTTGAAGAACTTAAATTCGATATGATTGCTCAGCTTGAAGGTTTGGATAGAAAAGACAAAGTTATTGTAGTTGTAGATTCAATCGGTAACCTTGCTTCTAAAAAAGAATTAGATGATGCTATCAATGAAAAATCGGTTGCGGATATGTCAAGAGCAAAAGCACTTAAAGGTTTATTTAGAATGGTAACACCATATTTAAATATGAAAGATATACCTTTACTTGCAGTTAATCATACTTATCAAGAAATTGGATTGTTTCCAAAAGCTATAGTTTCCGGTGGTACTGGTATTTACTATAGTGCAGATAATATTTGGATTCTTGGCAGGCAACAAGATAAAGTTGGTACAGAAATTAAAGGTTATCACTTTGTAATTAATGTAGAAAAATCAAGGTTTGTAAAAGAAAAATCTAAAATACCAATATCAGTAAGTTGGGACGGCGGTGTACAACACTGGTCAGGTTTACTTGATGTAGCATTGACAGGTAACTATGTAGCTAAACCTTCAGCCGGTTGGTACTGTAGAGTTGATAAAGCTACTGGTGAACTAATTGATCCTAAAGTTAGAGAAAAAGATACCCTTAACGAAGAGTTTTGGAAACCTATAATAGAAGAAACTGACTTCAAACAATATGTCACTAATAAGTATTCTATACTTAATAATGTAATAGACTTACAAAAGATGGATCAACATTAATGGTATTGGTTGAAGATAAACATTATCAAATAATTCCAGATAAAGGTGATGATCAAGCTTGGAATGTTAGAATAATGGCAGGTCCATATACAGAAACTGTTTTAAAATATGGTGTTGTAAAATTTAATGGAAAGGGAAAAGACAAATATATGTCTTTTAACTTTGATATTATATACACACCAGATACAGAACTTAAAAAAGAAAACGTTGAACTTCAAGAATTTGCTGGAAACTTATTAGAACAAGTGATGGCAAGAGGTATCGAAGAAGGTAACGTAATAACAAGAGAGGTTGAAGATGCAGATAACAACTAGTCAAAGATTAATTTTATTAATGGATGAAATATCTATTGCTAAAAGTAGATTAGAGCCACATGACACTGGTCACATACACACGTCAATCAGCTACTTAGAAAGTAGAGTTGAAGAAGTACAAAAACAAATTGATGAGGATTTAAGAAAAGTCGCCTATGCCTACTAATTTAGAACAAACTATATTACGTAATCTGTTAACTGATGAAAAGTATATGCGTAAAGTACTACCTTTCATCAAGCCAGATTACTTTGAAGGTATATATCGAATACTATTTCGAGAAGCTGGTAAGTTTGTTGCTAAATACAATAAACTACCAAATGCTGAATCGTTTAAAATAGAACTTGATGTAGCCGATAAACTAAATGATGAACAATATAATTTGGCTATGGATATTGTACCACAGTTGTTTTCAAATGAAAGAGTGGATGATAAGTGGTTATTAGACACAACAGAAAAGTGGTGTCAAGACCGTGCCATATATCTTGCGATAATGGAATCAATATCAATCATTGATGGAAAGCATGAACAATTAACTAAAGGTGCTTTACCTGATTTATTAACTAAAGCTTTAGGTGTTGGCTTTGATTTAAAAGTTGGCCACGATTATGTAGAAAATGCGGAGGATCGTTATGAATTTTATCATACAGAAGAAGACAGGCTTCCATTCGATTTGGAATACTTCAATACAATCACAAAAGGTGGTGTCCCACGTAAAACTCTTAATATTGCTCTCGCTGGTACCGGTGTCGGTAAGTCTTTATTTATGTGTCATGTGGCTTCCTCATCTTTAGTACAAGGACAAAATGTTTTATACATTACAATGGAAATGGCTGAAGAAAGAATAGCTGAAAGAATAGATGCTAATCTACTTGATGTGCCTATTGATCAACTCGATAAAATATCAAAAGACAGATTTTCATTAATGGTAAATAACATTGCAAAGAAAACTACAGGTAAACTTATAATAAAAGAATATCCAACTGGCTCTGCACACTCTGGTCATTTTCGTGCACTACTTAATGAATTAAAATTAAAAAGACAATTTGAACCAGATATTATTTTTATTGATTATTTAAATATATGTGCAAGTTCTAGAATGAAAGGAATGGGCGGTGCAATTAATTCATACTCTTACATTAAAGCAATTGCTGAAGAA